GTGACAAAAAGCCCTACAAGTCTATATTTAAGGAGGGATATGTTACTCCTGCTAATTATATAACAGAGCTTGTATTTCAAAAAAGAAATGAGGCTTTCAATTCAGGAAGATGCCCAGAAAGATTTTGGACTGACCCTAAATATACTGGCCCATATAGGGGTCAAGTTATACAAGCCGGAAGACTTCTAAAGAAGTATAAGGCTAATTGGATTATCAAAGCCATAAAGTCAAAAGAAGCTAAATATATTCATAAGCTGCAAGACAAAAAGCTGATACCGATTATTGAAAAGTTTGAAAAATCTGATAAAGACTTGACATTTGAGAAAAGTGAGGCTATAATAAATAAGCCTATTAAAGCATTCGGTTTTGGGAAAAATAAATTGAGGGGATTATGAGCAAAGTAAAAAAGAAAGTTGACTTGAGTAGCGAGAAGGCTATTCAAAAAGAGTTTGGAAAAGTTATATCCGCTGGGATTGAACTTGTTGAGGCTAAAAAAGATCTTAAAGTTCAAAGTATAAGTCCAGCTTTAGACTTGGCTCTTAACGGAGGCATGTTAGAAGGAAGCTGGAATCTAGTTAGCGGCGATCCTAAAACTGGTAAATCAACAACTTGTCTACAAGTATGTAAAAATGCACAAGACGAGAATCGGCCAGTTATCTATGTGGATGCAGAAAGTCGCTTAAAAGCATATAATCTTGTTGGCATCAAAGATCTTGATCTAGAAAAAATACAGGTAGTGCATGGGCCAGATGATGGAGAGCAACTGGCTGCCGAAGATTTTCTCAAGATCTGCGAGTCTATGATGAAAATGCCAAAAAACAAAGGCGCTGTATGTGTCATTGATTCCTGTTCGTCGTTAGTTCCTAGAGCAGAGTTAGAGGAAGATCCATCTGCAAATCTAAGAGCAAGTCTACCTAAACTATTATCGCACTGGATTAAAAAAAATGCGCAAACTGTCGTTAAAAACAAGATTATTGTCCTTATCATTACACATTATATTACCAATACTAGTGGTTATGGAAAAATTAAAGTTCCTGATTGCGGTGTTATGGTCCAGTATCAAGCTGATACAAGGATGGATATTGCGAGAATCGAGCCGTGGCTTGAGGGAGATAAAAAGATTGGTCAACTTGTACACTGGAAAGTAACATGCTCTTCTCTCGGAGCATCTGGAACAGAGTGTGTGAGCTATCTTAAATTTGGTAAAGGCATTGACAAAAATAAAGAAATTATAGAATTAGCTGAATCATTTTCTATAATTGACAAATCAGGCGCTTGGTATACACTAGAGTTTCTAGAAAACAGTAAAGAATTCAAAGAACCTCCAAAGTTTCAGGGCCAAGCCAAACTATATGATTTTCTAGAATCTAGGCCAGATATTTTTAATATGGTCTTAGAAAAAGTGCAAGAGGTTTTATCATGATGCATGTCGTTGGCTTCGACGGCAGAGATTATGATTTTAACTATACAAAAAATAAATACAGAAAATCAAGATCTAATAAGTCGTCTTACCATACCGAGGCAAGAAAACTTCTCCGTGACTACTTTAGCGACTGCTTCATTTATGAGGAGGTGACACTGCCGGGTTCTAAAAGGGCTTCAAGAAAATCCTCCTTATATGCAGACTTCTTTATACCAGAAGTCATGCTTATCGTAGAAGTTCATGGAGAACAGCACTATGCCTTTTCCTCCTTTTTCCATAAATCAAAATATGATTTTTTTAAATCAAAGAAAAGAGATAAGGATAAAATAGCATGGTGTGAATTAAATAATATTGATATAGTTATACTACCCTATAATGAAAGAGAAAAATGGAAACAAATGATCTCGGAGAAAAGATCAAGGGATTAGATGAGTTTATCAGTTGGATTGATAATTTTTGCTCAGATAATAATATACCAGATTCAGCATATGACTCATCAGATGCTTTTCTTCTAAAAATGGACTACACTAAGCTACTTGAGTTAAGTTCTGAAGAATGCTATGCAAATGCGATTTGCTTAATGAATTACGCATCTTTCTTACAGAAAAAAGCAGACAAGCTGGGAGGGCATTTATCTTGGTGCAATGAAGCCTTAAATTTTTTATTTAGCAGACAATGGAACGACTATTCTGGCAGCTATGCTCCAAAAGAGGTAATCAAAAAGTCAATTATAAATGGTAATTCATATGCTGAAGAACTAGAGAAGTGCAGAATAAGACTTCAATCAGCACATACAATAACTATAGAGCAATGTAAAGATATAAAGAAAAGAGTTAGTCTCTTGCAAGATCTAGGTAAAAAGAGGAGTTTTTCATGAAAGATAAAAAATTAATTTTAGAAATGCTAGAATCTGCTAAAAGTTTACTTCAGGCGGCAAAAGATGTTGTCGATAATACTGATGAACCGGCGACAGAAAAACCAAAACCCGCAAAGAAGAAAAGAGGCAGACCGCCAAAGAAAAAGACAGAGGCTCCTAAGCAGGAAGATTTTTCAGTAAAGAAACAGGGTCCGTCAAAAACTCCAGAATTTACTCACAACAAATTTGAGGAAATGATGGGATTAGAGGTTGACAAGCCTGAAGGATATGATAGTATAGATGACAGCGGGCCAAGATCACCAAGAACCAGAGGTGGGTACAAGCCAGCAAGTTTAGTTTGTCAAGATTGCTCAAGAACATTTGATGTTAATCCAATGTTTAAAAAAGATAATTATGTTTGTGATAGATGTATAGGAAAGAAATTCGGAGGGTAGTGTGAGTAAAGAAAGTTCTTTGAGAAACGTAGCTTCTGAACGTGCTGTACTAGCGGGTGTAATACAGCATGGAGTTGACTGCTTTGTTGACGTTGAGATATTGGTTGACGAAGAAACTTTCACTTTAGATCACAATAAAATACTTTTTAAATGTTTGGTAGATGCTATATCTAAAAATGATGCGATTGGATTTCCAGAGATATTATCATCAGCCAAAAGCCTAGATTTAAATGAGTATATTGAGCGACCTGATGTGATGAAACACATTAATGGCGTAATAAATACTCCAATACATTTAGAAAATGTTAGATCTCATGGCGAAAAGATTAGGCGATTGCAGTTTGCAAGGAATATTCAAAATCAATTAAGAGATATTTATCGTGGGCTAGATGATATATCAGGAGATGAGAGCGTTACAGAAATCTTATCAATTGCAGAAACGCCGATACAAGAAATCTGCATGTCTTATATGCGAGAAGATGATACAACGCCCAAGCCGTTAGGTGAATCTTTGAGCGATTATATTGAGCATGTACAAAGCAATAAAGCTGACACTATGGGTATTTCTACTGGGTTCCCTGTATTTGATAAAGCTATTGGGGGCGGTCTAAGACGTAAGTGCGTAGACCTTGTTGCCGCAAGACCTAAAGTTGGTAAATCCTGCTTTGCTGACAATGTTGCACTGCATGTAGCAAAGAATCTAGGAATCCCAGTTCTTATGCTAGATACTGAGATGAGCAAGGAAGATCATTGGAATAGAATTGTTGCCAATGTAAGTGATGTAGAAATTAATGAGATTGCAACTGGTAGATTTGCAGACGATGCAGAAAAAATTGACAGAGTTCAAAAGGCGGTAGAAGAAATAAAAGATATTCCATATGACTACATTAGTATTGCGGGCAGACCATTTGAAGAAACGCTGTCTATAGCCCGCAGATGGCTACTTAAAAACGTGGGGTATGATGAGAACGGCAGGCTTAATGATTGTTTGGTTATTTATGATTATTTAAAGCTGATGACATCTGAAAGCATTAATAATAATTTAGCTGAATTTCAAGTTTTAGGTTTTCAAATTACCAGCCTGCATAATTTTTGTGTTGAGCATGATGTGGCCTGTCTATCATTTGTTCAACTCAATAGGGACGGTATTACGAAGGAATCGACCGATGCTGTTAGTGGATCTGATAGGCTGATTTGGTTATGCACAAGTTTTTCAATATTTAAAAACAAAACCGAAGAAGAAAGGGCAATGGATGGAGTGGTGAATGGTGATAAGAAATTGATCCCAATAGTATCTAGGCATGGGCCGGGAATGGAGGATGAAGGTTACATTTGTTTAGGTATGCAGGGGCAGTTTGCTAGAATTAACGAGTTAGGCACGATTAGAGAGATAAAGAGAAATGCAGAAAACAGAGATCAAGGAATCCCAGACTCAGGAGATGTCGATTCTGAAGATGAAGTTGATGTCGAAAATTTTTGAGATATTTGACTATTTTGAAATACATGATTATTTTACCACTGACGCTATGCTCATAGGGCCATGCCCAATACATGAGGGAGATAATAGTCAGGCATTTAATATAAATATAGATCCACATAGTGAATACTATGGAGCTTGGTTCTGCAATACTAAACATTGTCATAATAAAGGTAATGATATTATTGCGCTTATTGAATCCCTGCTCGCCGCAAAAACAAATAAAGATCCTTCATTTAAAGAAGTATTGAAATTTGCTTATACTTTCACAAAAAATGTTGACGTTTC